ATTCTGGGAGAGAGGTAGAATCGGATTTGGTGGAACTATAACCTTTAATGGTGTTGGTGTTGGTAATTCAGTCCATAGTCCTAACGTATATGCAATGGCAGCTGGAGATTTTGCCTCCTTAGCTAGAGCAGTTTCAATAGGTAACAGTATTTCAGAATGGACTCCTATTGATCTAAAAGAACAAAGACAAATTCCCGCTATTGGTCAAGTCCAAACAGTTGATAGTGAATATACAGGTAACTTACAAGATGTTATCTGGGAAGGAGTTACAAATACATGGGTTGCAGTTGGTGCTGCTGGATCTATATTCACTGCCGTTGGTCTTACTACTGCTGAGGCGTTTAGTCAATTCTCAGGAACACTACAAACTCTAAATGCCATTACTTTTGGTCAATCCGAATTTATAGCTGTTGGTAATGGTGGTGTAATTCTTGCATCTAATGATGGAACTGGTTGGTCTCCAAAAGTAAGTAATACTCTCTTTGATTTGAATGATGTGATCTATGATGGAAATAGATTTATTTGTGTGGGTGACAATGGAACTATCGGTATTTCAACTGATAAAAACTTCTGGCAACCTTGGAGTCAACAGTTACCAGCTGGTACTCAACACGCTGCTGCATTTGACTTTGCTAAGATTAAATTCTTTGATAATCTATACGTTGGTATATCTACAGTTGGTGATCTTTATTACTCCTTTGACCTCGCAAACTGGAATAAGAGAGACATAGATCATTCTAATGAGATTCGTGACTTAGTAGATACTCCATACGGTAATTTCTCAAGTAGAAGAGTCATTACAGTTGGATCGGGAACAACAACCTTCTATGCAGATCCAGTAATCAACAGAGCATCTGCAACTTCCTCCGTAACTGCTGGTGTTATTACATCTGTAACAATTACAGATGGTGGATTTGGTTACAAGGTTGGAAGTAATCCACCAGTAATCGTAGAATCAGATAGTACTAAGAGTGAAGATATATTCTCAGTTGATGCAATCGGTGATTTTGGTGACATCGTAGGAGTGAATACATACCTACCAGGCAATAGTACAACATTACCTAGACTTCAGTTTACACTTAAATCACAATTTAATGATAATACTAACTTAGGTTATGGATATTCATCATTAAATTCACTTGGAGTTAACTTCACTGGATTATCTCAGGGAGATTACTTCACAATCTACGACAGTTCATTAGTAGTTGGTCATGCACTCACAGGTATTACCACTGCTAGTGGTGCAAACGAAGTTGTTGGTATGGTAACTGCTGGTGATTATCTTGGTGGCGTGTTCAGAGTTGAACGTGTCACAGTTGGAGATGCGGTATCTGGATTAGCAACTGTAACATGTGCTTTCTTACCAGGCCCTGTAACATTCGGAAATAACCAAATTCAAGTTGGAGTTGGTACAACTTCAACCACTGATACGTTCTGGGGTAAATATAGTTGGGGTAAATTCTTGGGATATCAGAATCGTGGTGCTGGTAATCCAACAAGTTTCCTCGTCAACTCTATGAACGGTAATGTGGGATTATCCACTGCTGCTGTAGTATCCAGAACAAAGCCACTAACTTAACCCCTAAATAAACAAAAAGACTAGTTTTTTTAAAATGCCTGCCATAATATCGGAACAGTTTAGAATTTTAAATGCCGAGACCTTTGTAAAAAGTTTTGTCGGAGTCGGATCTACTGTTAACAAATACTACGCCTTTATGGGACTACCAAATTCCATAGACCCAAAGGCAGGCGGTACTGCCACATGGGCAACCGACACCCCTTCACCTCTTGATGGATTCGAGGAAGAATACTCTATAAAAGAGTCTGTCATTGCGATGAAGAAGGTTACTGACAAAGATGTTCGCAGACTTGTTAGGAAAGTAAAGTGGGTTGCTGGCACAACCTATGAGATGTACAGACATGACTATAATATTTACAATCTCACACCAATAACTTCACAAGGTAGTTTGTATGATTCAAATTACTACATAGTGAATGAAGACTTGAAAGTTTACATTTGTCTCCAAAATGGATCAGACCCTGAGAACCCCAAGGGTAGGCCTTCATATGACCAACCCACATTTGTTGACCTTGAGCCAAGAGCAGCTGGCACTAGTGGCGATGGTTATGTTTGGAAATATCTTTATACGATTAAACCATCCGAAATCGTTAAATTTGACTCTATTGAATACATACCAGTGCCCGAAAACTGGGGGAACCAAGGCGAGACTGTTGCAACAAAGGCTAATGCTATAGATGGAAAGATTGAAGTGGTTGTGGTTAATGATCGAGGTTCTAACTACCAGCCAATCTCGACATCCTTTGCGAATGTTCCCATTCTGGGAGATGGGGCAGGAGGAAAGGCTACTATTACGATTGACTCTTTCGGAAAAGTATCTGAAGTATTTGTTACTGACGGAGGAGAAGGATACACTCATGGATCCATCCAGTTTTTCCCAGGCGCTCCAGGCAGTCAGTCTGGCGGAGTACTTGCTAACCTTACCAATACAGGTATCGGAACGACATCGGTAGCAAACTTTAGTGTCATCATCCCTCCCAAAGGTGGTCATGGACACGACATCTATAGGGAACTTGGTGCATACAGGGCACTACTCTATTCTAGATTTGAAACTCTAGAGACTAACCCCGATATCATTGAGGGTAATGATTTTGCTAGGGTTGGACTAATAAAAAATCCCACCGTATTTGGCAGTAGTACAGAATTACTAGACACTGCAATGGTGAGTGGATTGAAAGCTTTGAAACTTGGTGGTATTACTACTGCAACAACCTATGCTGTTGACTCTGAGATTTCACAGACGGTTGGTGTTGGTTCTACTGCAATTGGATATGTTGCATCTTGGGATAAAGTTACTGGAGTGTTGAAGTATTATCAACCAATGGGTCTTGCTTCTAGTGAAACTGGATACAAGATTCTTCCATTTACTTCTATTCCTGATGCAGGGTATGGGGTAACGATTAACGGATCATCAGTGAACGGTTCGTTATTATCTATTGATACCAGTTATAACGGTGTCAGTACCTCAATAAATAATAAGACCTACCAATTAGGTATGAGTTTTACTTCTGGTATTTCATCAGCGGAATTCAATACCAAATCGGGTGAAATAATCTATATTGATAATCGAACTGCGATTCCTAGATCTGCAAGTCAGAAGGAAGACATCAAGATAGTACTGGAGTTTTAAAGACAAATGCCACAAAATACCAACCTAAACTCATCTCCATACTTTGATGACTTTAATGAGTTAAAAAATTATCAGAGAGTGCTATTCAAGCCAGGTTTACCTGTACAGTCTAGGGAACTCACAACACTTCAATCTATTCTACAGAATCAGGTTGAAAAATTTGGTAAGCACTTCTTCAAGGAAGGTTCTGTTGTTATCCCAGGCCAGATTGCATACGATAACGAATACACTTGTGTTCAGATTGATGACAGTCACTTAGGTATTCCTGTTTCCGTCTACCTAGACAACTTGATAGGTAAAAAAATTAAGGGTGAAACTAGTGGTGTTACCGCTAAAGTAGAAACATATATTACAAACAGAACATCAGTAAAAGGAGCATATACTCTTTACATCAAGTACAACAGTTCCAGTGATACTGATTTCTCAAGAAAGACATTTGCAGATGGAGAAAATTTATTACTAGAAGAGGACATGAACTATTCTCTGTCTAGTATTAGACAGGGTGCTAGTTTCGCAACAACACTTATCTCAAATGCAGTTGCTACAGGTGCTGCATCAAAGATTGCCCAAGGTGTCTATTTCATCAGAGGTTTCTTTGTTACTGTTGCTGACTCCACAGTAATTTTGGATCAGTATAGCAACAAACCATCATACAGAATTGGTCTTCTAATCAAGGAAGAACTTGTAACTGCGTCTGCATCAGATAACGACTTGTACGATAATGCAAGAGGTTTTTCAAACTTTGCGGCGCCTGGTGCAGATAGATTCAAACTATCAACAACCTTAATCAAGAAGTCTCTCACAGATTTGAATGATGAGAACTTTGTAGAATTGATGAGAGTTGTAGATGGTGTTCTACAAAAATTCGTAAAACCTGGCGCTGATAACTATAACTTAATTCGTGATGAACTTGCAAGAAGAACATACGATGAATCTGGTCACTACTATGTAAAACCATTCCCTCTCGTAGCTAAGGAATGTCTTAATGACAGAACAGGAAATGACGGTGCATTTTATCCTAATCAATTAACTCAGCAGGGCAATGTTCCTAGTGAGGATTTGATGTGTTTATCCATCGGACCTGGCAAGGCATACGTTAAAGGATATGAGATTGAAACACTCAACACAACTACTGTTGATGTTCCAAAACCAAGAGACACTGCAAAGATTGTTAATGAGTCTTTACCGTTTAGTGTTGGTAGACAAATTGAAGTAAACAACGTTTATGGTTCTCCTCTACTTGGTATCAGCACAAGTTCTTATGTAAAACTATTCAACGAAAGAACCTCTACTGTTGGTACATCAAACGGTGAACAGATTGGTGTTGCTAGAGTCTATGATATGAAGTTGAAGAACGTTGGTTATGCCGACTCTTCTACAGTGTTTGAGACATCTCTGTATGACATTCAGACGTTCACATATCTACAATTAAACACTGGGACAACTGTACAGTGTCCAACCTATGTTACTGGTCAAAATAGTAACGCTACAGGATACGCATATACTTCTTCAAGTAATTCGACACAATTAACTTTATATCAAGTAAACGGACAATTCCAAGTTGGCGAAGAATTATTCTTCAATGGTTTTACCGCAAATAGAAGTATTACTGAGGTAGAAGACTACGGTGTAGAGGATATCAAACAACTTGTTAGTAATGATCCTACAAACTACCCTTTCACAGCTGACCCTGTTCTAGGATTAGGTCATCTGATTGCTCCTATTGCAACACAGTTTACTGTTAGTGCAAACTCTGGTTCTGCATCTACAATCACATCTCCTAGTGCAAGTTTCGTAAACTCTGGTATTAAGACTGGAGATATCATTCAGTATAGTATTTCAGGCAACTCCGTTCCTACATTTAACAGAGTTACTAATACATCTGCTGTTGCTATCAGTCTTGAAGCTACTGTAGATGTTGAAAATGTATGTTCTGGTGGATTACCTACCTCTGCTGTATCTGCAAACGATCTGTTCAAGGTTACTTTAGAAGTTCAAAATAATTCACAAGCATTCTTGTTTAGTGAATTAACTAAACCTAATGTTGCATCTGTTGAATTGAACGGTGCAGATATCATATTCAAGAAATCCTACAACGTTACAGTTTCAAGTAATGCTTTTAGTGGAACTTTAGAAACTGATGCTGATTTGACTCTTGAACCATTTGATGAAGAGGATTACAACCTTACATTTAAGACATCTGGTAAAGTTGAATCATTAACGGATCAAAAACTTACAGTCAGTGGTAGAACTGTAACCTTATCTGGTTTAGACACTGCTTCTGGTGCTGCTGTATTGACAGTTACTTGGAAGAAGGTAAATGTCAAACCAAAATCAAAAATATTCAAAAGAGCAACAACATATACTTTAAACAAGTCCTCGAAAACCCAGTCAGGCACTGGATTAATGAAGTTAAATGATGGACTTACTTATGACACAACATTTGGTAATAGAGTTCAAGATGAAAGACTTTCTCTTGGAGTTTGCGATGTCGCAGAAGTTCTTGCTGTATTAGAATCTTCATCTACTGCTGATCCCCAGTTCCCAATCTTACAACTTACAAATCTAAACTCCAATATTCTTAATGCTGTAGTTGGTGAAAATATTGTTGGTAGAACATCTGGTGCATCTGCTGTATTTGTTGCAACCAATGGATCAAATGAAGTAAGTTTTGTATCTCAAAATGAAAACTCTTTTGAGATTGGCGAAGATATCGTATTTGAAGAAACTAAAGTTGCTGGTACAGTTCAGACATTTATCCCAGGCGACAGAGACATCAAGAATAACTATGAGTTTGATCCTGGCCAAAGATTAGATTATGTTGACTTCTCTGCACTTGTAAGAAAATCTGGTACGGAAGCACCTACTAGAAGAATCACTATTGTCTACAATAATTTTCTTATTGATGAAGCAGATCCAGGCGATTTTGTGACTGTAAACTCTTACGAGAAAAAGTATTACAAAGGCACATTACCTTTTGTAGGAACGATTCCAATTTCTGACATTATTGACCTAAGACCTAGAGTTACATCTACTGTTGCTGGTAAAGCTCCTTGGGAATTTGAAGCAAGACAATTTACACCAGGCTCATCATCTTCTTCTCATGTTCTTGCCAAAGATAAATCATTCAACTTATCTTACGAATATTATCTTGGAAGAATTGACAAGTTATTCTTAAGTAAAGAGGGTATCTTTACTCTATCTCAAGGTGTTCCATCCGAGTTACCAAAACTCCCAAATACCCTTGATAATGCTTTAGAAGTTGCAACTATTCAACTTCCCCCATATCTTTACGATCCAGCGGAAGCACAAATCACTATTGCTAGACACAAGCGATTCCGAATGAAGGATATCGCAAGTATCGAGAACAGAATCAAGAATATTGAATACTATACTTCACTTTCACTCCTTGAAGTTGAGACTACAAATATGTCTCTCCGTGATCCACAAACAAATCTTGATAGATTTAAGTCAGGATTCTTTGTTGATAATTTTAAATCTGTAACTGGTGGTGATGTAACTAACTCATCATATAAAGCATCTGTTGATGCGAAAGAGGGAAGATTAAGACCTCAACACTATACAACATCTATTGATCTATTACTTGGATCAGAGGCGATTGTTGGTGCTGCAACATCTTCTAATCCTACTGCTGACTACAGATTTGTTGAGGATCTTGGTGATTCAAATGTCAGGAGAATTGGTGACGTTGTATGTTTGAACTACAGCGATACCATTTACTTAGAAAATGAATTTGCAACTCGTATTGAGAACGTAAACCCATTCGCTGTTGTAAACTGGATTGGTCAAGTTGAATTAAATCCAGGCACTGATACATGGATTGAAACTAGAAGAACTGCTGCTACCTACGATATTGAAGGTAGTTTCAATTCTACAATGGGAATCACTGGTGCAGATAGTAACACTGGTCTTTCACCTGTTGACTGGGGTTCATGGGAAACAACTTGGACAGGATCAAGTCAATCTACAGGACCATCTTTATTCAGTGAGACTAGAACAAGTGTAACAGGAAGATCTACTAGAAGAGGTCATTTCCAAAGACATCGTGGTATTCCTATCACTACAACAACTAACTTTAGAGATAGAACTACAAACTTTAGAGAGCGGACAACCACAACTACTACAAATCAAACAAGACAGGGTATTCAGTTCCGTGTTGGTGAAAGATTTGATACTACAAGTCTAGGTGATAAGGTTGTAAACACAGAAGTGATTGCTACAATGCGATCCAGAAACATTGAGTTTATCTGTAGAAGACTTAAGCCAAACACAAGATTATATCCATTCTTCGATAGTATTGATATGTCGAAGTATGTTGTACCTAAACTTATCGAAATTACAATGGTAAGTGGCACATTTGGTGCTGGTGAAGTTGTTGAGGGAAGTCGTCCTAATACTAATAATGATGCAATTAGGTTTAGACTTGCAAATCAGAATCACAAATATGGTCCTTACAATAATCCTAATCAGGTTTATAAACAGAATCCATATGACCCTGCTTCTAGTATTTCATCTACATACTCTTCTACCACAACATTATTAAACGTTGATACTGCAGCATTAGAACTTCAAGCTGCGTCTGGTTTCTACGGATACATCACTACTGGTATGAAGTTGATTGGGCAATCTAGTGGTGCTATTGCAACTGTTACTGCAATCAGATTGATTACTGATAAGGCAGGAGCATTACTTGGATCATTGTTCTTACCTGATCCCACAGTCCCCTCTGCACCTTCATTTAACACTGGTACAAAGACATTTACATTATCTTCAAGTCCTACTAACTCTACTATCTCTGGGTTCACGGATAGTTCTGGTGAAGCAAACTTCACTTCATCTGGTACACTTCAAACTGTAGAGGCATCCACTCTCAGAATGAGAAATGCAGATGTTCAGAGAATACCTCAATCATCTGATAGAACTCTTACTGATTCAAGTAGTAGACTTGTTGTTGACAATACTTTTGCTAACAGGTCTACATCTCAGACTAGATGGGTTGACCCTCTTGCACAATCGTTTGAAGTTCCTGATGTTAATGGTGTATTCCTTACTAAATGTGATGTTTACTTCCAAGCAAAGGATACAAATCAACTACCTGTTACCTTACAAGTAAGAACACTTCAAACTGGTTTACCTACTCAAGAGATCTTACCATTTGGTGAGTGTATTCTTGATCCTGATGAAGTTGTTATCTCTGATGATGGATCTAAAGCGACAACATTTACTTTCCCTGCTCCTGTTTACGTTGAGGGTGGAGGAGAGTTTGCACTTGTTCTTCTTTCTGCATCCAATGAATACTTTGTATTCATCTCTAGAATGGGTGAGGAGGATATAACTACAGTCAATGCTGCTGACTCTGAAAAAATCATCGTTTCTCAACAACCATTACTAGGTTCACTATTCAAATCACAGAACGGTGCTACATGGGATCCAAGTCAGTTGGAAGATCTTAAGTTTAATTTATACAGAGCAAACTTCACTTCAACTACTGGTAGAGTCAACTTCTATAATCCAGATCTTGAAGTAGGAAACAGACAGATTGTTTCACTTGCTAATAACCCCATTGACATGCTTTCATACAATGCAGTGGTTGGTTTAGGTAAGAGTTTGACTGCATCAGAACAGGCTGGATTGACAGAAGGAACTACAATCTATCAACAGTCAAATCCAAACTTTAGTGCAAATCTAAACAAAGTTCTTGGTGCAATCGGTGTTGGTAGTGATCTAACAATTACAAACGCTGGTAGTGGATTTGCTGCAACATCTGTTGTTTACTCTGGTGTACCTCTTATTTCACAATTTGGTAAGGGAACTGGTGCAACTGTCAACTTAACTGTTGATAATAGAGTTGCTGTTGCTGCAACAGTGTCAATCGGTGGAACAGGATACTCAGCTGGTGATGTTCTTACCGTGTCTGCTACAAATACTGGCGGATTCGGAAAAGACTTAAGACTATCAATTCCAAATAACGTTGGTGTTATCAGTGCGTTCAATACTTTAGTTCTTGACAACATTCAAGGTATACCTAAAGTTGACTCCTCATCTGCTATCGTATATGTTGGTGGTGGCGGAACCAGTGTTGTAAATGGTGGTTCTATTCAGTACCTACAAAATGTAACTGATGGATTACACTTCCGTGTTAGACATTCTAATCATGGTATGTACTCTCCAGAAGATAATGTAGTCTTGAGTGGTGTTGAAGCAGATGTAAAACCAGAGAAATTGACATCTACAGTTGATTCTTCAAGTACAGAAGATATGACTGTTACTGCTATTGGAATCTTCACATCTTTTGAAAATCTTGAGGTTACTTCCTCAAATCCAGGCTATGTGAAACTTGGAAACGAGATTATCAAATACACTGGTGTAACAACTACAACCTCAACTCTTAATAACATCACTAGATCTGTTGATGATACTAAAGCTGGTGACTACAATGTCAATGACAAGATTTACAAGTATGAGTTGAATGGTGTTTCTCTAAGAAGAATCAACACATCTCATAGTTTCATTCCTACTAATAATACTAAGTATCCTATTGACGTTGATCATTACTGGATCAAGGTTGGTCTTTCTAGTAGAGGTGTGGACAGAGCAACTGGAAATGCAAATGGATTCCCCGAACTATTCTTTAGTGAGAATAAATCTGGAGGAAGTTATGATCAACAATATGTTCAAGTTGGCGTTCCATATGGGCCAATGGCAACTCAGAACATTGCGTTCAATATTGTCAGACCTAATGTTGCAACTCTCTTACCAGAGGGAACTGACATCAGTGCTAAGGTCAGAACATTCTCTGGAAATAGTCCCGATGGTAACTTGAAATCATTTGTGGATCAAGGTTATGAGTCGGTATCACTACAGAGTAATAACGTCTTATCCACTCCAAGAATTGTTGCTTCTAAAGTAAACGAACTTGCAAAACTTACTGATTTCCCAGGCAGAAAGTCATTTACACTACAAACAAATCTAAGTACAGATGATCCTAAAGTGAGTCCTATGATTGACTTAGATAGAGTCAACATGATCACAATTATGGATAGACTCAACTCTAAGATTAGTGATTATGCAACTGATAGAAGAGTTAATTCAATCGACAATGATCCTAGTGCCGCAGTTTACTTATCTAAGGTTGTGAATCTTGAGAAGTCTGCTGATGGATTGAAGGTTATGTTTGATGCGTACAGACATTCAACAAATGACATCAGAGTTCTATACAGAATATTCAGAATCGATGCTCCACCTCAGTATCAGTTATTTGAACTATTCCCAGGCTATAAAAACTTAGATTCCAATGGAAATGTGATAGATCAGGCAAAAAATAACGGTGAACCTGATAGAAGAATCCTTGCATCTCAGACAGAAGATGACTACAAAGAGTATGAATTCAACGTGAAGAATCTTCCACAGTTCAATGGATTCCAAATCAAGATTGTAATGTCAGGAACTAACTTTGCTTATGTTCCTAAGATTCGTGATCTAAGAACTATTGCATCTATCTAATGAAAAAAGTGAAAGTTAAAGACAGCAACTCTCTTTATAGAGATGAAGAGAGTGGTGCAATTCTTAATTGTAATGATGCTGCATACAATAACTACCTCAAATTAAAAGAGAAAAAGTTACAAGAATCAGCAGAAATGGATAAATTAAAAGATGATGTTGATGAACTTAAGGATATGATGAAACTAATTTTAAGTAAATTAGATAAATAACTAAAACCTCCCTTTGACAGATGACAGCAAGGAACATCAACTTAGTTTTAGATCAAGGTGTAGATTTTGAAGCAACATTTACTATCAAAAATGAAAATGCTTCCGCTTTGAATCTAACAGGATATACTGGGTCTGCTCAACTAAGAAAGCACCCTGAGGCATCTAAGTCCACTCCTTTTGTGGTATCTTTTCCCAATAGGGTCAATGGACAGATCAAAGTTGCAATGGCATCTACTGTCACTTCTGTAATAGAAGGAGGGAGATATGTGTATGATCTTGTTTTAGAATCGCCCAATGCGTATAAGACTAGACCAATACAAGGAAACCTTCTTGTAATTTCAGGCGTAACAAGATAATGGCAGATTACTTAGTCACTCTCAACGATCCTGGCAATTATAATGTCGGTGTAGACTATGAGATTCCCTCAAAGTCGATCCAATATGGTAATATCATTATTGGAAAAACACCAGTGCAAGATGGCACTGAAACTACATTTAACCTAAATGATCAAGGATCACCATATACTCCTAACAATAATCAACAACTTATTGTTACTAAAAATGGTCTTTTTCTAGATCCATCGAATGATTATAATATTTCTGGAGATCAAGTTGTATTTACAACTCCTCCAGCAGCAAATGATGACATAGTAATCATTGCTCTTGCTGCAGCTGCTGATTTAACACGAACTGTAAACTATGTTATTGACAGCGGCAGTCTTCCAATGCAGCCTGGTGATAAAGGTAAAGTCACAATAGATGTTACTGGAGTCATCGAAAATATCAGAGTCTTATCCGATCAGACTGGTGATATTGTTCTAGAAATAGAAAAATGCACTTTCGCAAATTATCCGAATTTCACTAGTATTACTGGTGGTGCGAGAGTTCAATTAACCAATTCGGATAAATACTTTGATGATGTCCTAAATAATTGGACGACTACTATTGGAGCAGGGGATATTCTCCGTTTCACTGTAGTAAGCGTGAATAATATTAGAAGGTTACTAATCTCTCTAAAATTAAAATTATAAATAAGTATAGTTCTTAACGTTCTAAGACCCTAGAGGTAGTTTTTCAATGGCATTACTCGTTCCTAATATTGGTGAAATTGAGTCGCTGCGTTATCTGATTGCTCAGAATAACTTTGTCGCAGATTTAGA